GAAAAAGCGGAGTAGCAAGACGACCGAACGCAGTCATATTCAAACTAAATGTATCACCGGGAAGAACTTCATCGACATATACAGGAATCAAATAACCACAATCAAATGTAGTCTTGTGGGCTTTCTGAATACGAAAAGAAGAACGAGGAACATCGGACTTGGGAACCATAGAAAACTGATGAACATCAGCAGAGCGATTACGGAACATAAAAACCTCCTATAACTTATTACGCTTCAAAGAAGCAATACGAGCATTAGTAACCTGCTCACGAACATCCAGCCTTTCAGGACTGGAATCCTCAACATGAAGACGAGCTTCTAACTCACGACGAAAGGCAACATCTTCAAAAACATCTATATTAATATCATTAGCATAAAAACGCTTATCATAATAACGAGGGGGACGAGTAGAACGACCACGAACAATAACCTCATCAGAAGGATAAACATCAGAAGAGAATTTATCAATCCAATTAGCACCTATACCGGGCTTAAGGGACATATGACAAAATTCAGGGAGACGTTGAATAATCTCACCAGTCTCCATAACAATAGTCTGATAATGAGTATCAGCCAGATCGCCAGTAACCTTCTTCATAACATAACGAGCAACATAGGCAGCAGACTCAAAATTAACAGCACCAATAGAACTAAAGCCAAAAGGCCATAACTTGGCCAAAGACTCAGATTTAAACATCTTGGAATTACCAAGAAGACGCAAAGGTTGACGATCAGGAAAATTAAAACCAAACAAACAAGCATGGAAATGAGGGCGAGCCTCTAACTCACCATACTCACCACACATATAGAAACGAATAGGAACTTTATAAAATTTACGAAGACGCTTCATAAACTTTTGAAAGTGAGAATAATCTAAAGAAACAGGACAATTAGCCTCATCATAAGTAAGAGTGATGAAACAATTATCAGTATGCAAAGAAGCCTCATGCATACAACGAACCGCCCATTGGCGAGACCTCTCAAGACGACAGCCAACACACTGACCACAGGGAAGAGTAAGTTCGGCAACAACGATCTTGGGATTAGCAGAAAAAACGACCTGACCGGATTGTGTCCGGTAGGCCGTTAAGGGGTGATAGCAGGGCATAGGAAGCCCTCAGAGACGAATTCCCCCACGCATTGGGGGAGGAGACAGGTTAATACCCTTAGTGCGGCCAGAATGCTTACGAAACGATTTAGCCGAATGGGATTTATTAACCGCATGACGAGAAGTAGGACGCATGATAAACCCTCCAAAAAAACACCAGGTAGTGCCCACCTGGTAGAAAGACACCTTAAGAGGTGTCACCTAGCACAGTTACATCAAGTAGAACACTGTGCAACTCGAATGTCAATGCAGAAGGGGGCGGACGGCGCCCCCCACTGCGTTAGCTGTCTTTAGGAAACAGGAAACTTACGACGAAGATCAGCATACTCAATAGCCTGCTTATTATAGACGCCTTTCAAATCAGCGTCATCAGCAGCATTGATAGAACGAGCAACAGACGCTTGCTTAACAGCAATAGCAGCAGCAAGCAAAACGCACTCACGCTCATTAAACTCGATAGTAACAGTCTTAGCAGCCATGATTAAATCTCCTTATTGATAACAGTGGCACCAGAAACAAGATGTTGTGGTGGCCAAACTTGAGTATATTCAGCCGTAACATCATTATATTCACCGATGAGAAAAAGTGTAAAATCTTCCGGATGATGAAACATAGCATTATCTTCGGATTTACGATTCACTTCATCAGAAAAAGAACGCTCAGCCATACCTACAGACGGAATAAAAAAAGGACGATTATAAAAACCCGCCTTTGTATCGTAAACTGCACAAGCCTTAAGAATTGGCATTAGAAGCACCTCCATTAGAAGCGGCAGGATTAGCCGCAGGGGTATTATCAGGCTCAACAGGAGTATTGTCAATAACCAAACCCAACTTTTTTCCCTCTTCAATATTAGCAGGGTCATTAAAGAAATCCAGAAACTCAGCAGGATTATTATGGAAACGAGTACGAACATTAGCGGGCATTTGCATAAATGCCGCATCAGCTTCCATAATCATATTTAGAGCAGTCTGATAATCATTAACAGTATCGAGAACGTTAGCGTATTGAGGTACAGAAACATTCTCAGGAAGTTGACCAGTCAAATTAAAATTACGCACGATAGTATTAATATCGCACTCTTCAGCAAAAGATTGCTTAGTAAGGGAATCATCCTCACACAGCAACGCCGTTTCACGTGAAACGATATCAGCATCATAATTAAAAGGAGAACGAACAAAAATTTTAGACATAATTATTTACCTCGTTTATGAACAACAGTTTTAGGACCAAGGGAATCAACCTTCTGGGCGCTATTAGTAATAGATGAAACAACATCACGACCATCACCACGCAAGCCAATATAATGCTGGATACGACCCCACCAAGAATTCTCAACTTCGTTTTCAATCTCAGCAGCTTTCTTATCTTTGGCAGCACGAGCGATCCGAGCTTGAGATTCAGCAGTACGAGCAGCAGCCTCAGCCTTAGCAGAAGCAGAATTATAACCTTCTGTAACTGCTTTGATCTCATTAAGCTGTTCTTGAGATTTAGAAGTATCAGTATCCTGCTTAACTTTAGGAACCTCAGCATTAGTCTTATCAGCAGTTTCCTTGGCAACAGCAACGTTAGCCTTAGTACTTTGAGCAGACCAGTATCCTTCCATACCAGCACCAAGAGTATTTCCCATAACAGCAGTAGAACCCGAGGGAGTAGAAGCACCACCTTGAGAATAAGCCAGCATAGGATTTAGACCAGCAGCCTTCATATCAGCAACAGCACGTTGATAAGATGTACTGGACATACGCTCTTGAAAAGCACGATTGGTATCAGCTTGTTGAGCATTAGCAATATTTTGCTCATGCTGACCAATCATAGTAAGGCCAGCAGTAACAGCAGGAGCCCAGCTAGCCATTGTGAACCTCGACTTTCTCAGGATGAAATATACGATTATGAGCATCCATCATTTGAGCAGCAACATCCAGACACTCAGCCATAGTCATACGAGCTTGAGGGGGATTACGCGGATGATATTGAAATGCAACAATACCTGAGAAATACATAGCAAATATAGCTTCTTCTGTCATAGCAATCTCCTAGAAATGATCGATAAGACCGGGAACGGAATACATCGGAAGAGGACGAACAGCCTTAATATCAAAGAATGAATCGAAAATAATCTGCTGACCATTAGCAGCAGCACCAACAGCAACAACGCGAGAAACAGGGGGTGTATCTTGAATAAACGTAGTGTTCAGCGTAGGAAGAGCAGTAAAACGCTGAGACAAATGCCAACCGTCAAGAGTACCGGCAGAAGTAGAACGGAAAAGGCTTGTAATCTGCGAAGGGTTATGACGATATTCAGCCCACCGCTCCTGATAACCGAAAACCGCTGCATCATTAGCCGAACCATCACAATATATCTCCTTATTAAGAATCGCTTGCTCACCAAGCATAGCAAAAGCTGGGAAGTAAAAATCATAACGAGTAGAACGAGACCACATACGGCGCATGCCTTGCTGATATGTCAAATCAGCGCGAACAGCAACCATGCCTATAATTACACCATGCTCAGTAAACGATTGCGAGAAACCATTAGCCATCGAAGTAACAGTACCCATTGCAGCAAGAGTACCCATAGGAGCAGTAGTACCAGAAGCGCCTGTACCGGAAGTCTGAGCAATTGCATTAATGTTAAGTGGTGTCGAACCACCACCAAGATACTCAGGACGCTGTAAACGTGCATCAGGAGACATTACACCAAAATGTGCGCGAACGATCTCGGTATAACGGGTACCACCACGCGCATCACGTTCGAGCAACTTTTGAATCTGAAAAGATTGACGAAGTTGATTAATTGTAGCAGCAGTAGCAGCAGACAAGTCAGCTACAAGGCCAGTATGTGAACCGAAAATTATTGGAGAAGGAGCAGCCACAGGAGCGCCAGTATAATCGACCCAAGGAGAAGCGGCCAACAAACGCAAGTCACGGTCAGCACCACCAGCAGAACCACGAACAGTTGTTGAAGTATAATCAGAAACCACAGGAGCCGTTGTACCAAGAGGAACAGATACAGAAGTACCCTTCTGAGGCCAAGGAAGAGCAGCAGTAAAATAATCGTGACGCTTACCACGACGAAGAAGAACATAGTTAGAAGCAGTATCAGGGCCATCGCCGGAATCGATATGTACAGAATTCTGGAGATTCTCATCACGGAACCACGCATTATAGATCAAATTATAAGCACGGGTATGAAGAGCCGCATGGGTAACAGTGTTACCAGCACCTACCTGACCGACAGTAGGAAGACCCATATAATCTTGCAGGGAACCAACAGCATAACCACCAGCAGGACTGGTCATAGTAGGAACAACAAAGGAAATGGAATCAGCAGGATTATCCTGCTCACCCATAAAACGCTTCCAATTAGACCACAGCAAACGATTAGGAACAAAAAAGAAAAAACTATCCATGTACATATTATCCATGACAGGAAAAAGCGGAGTAGCAAGACGACCGAACGCAGTCATATTCAAACTAAATGTATCACCGGGAAGAACTTCATCGACATATACAGGAATCAAATAACCACAATCAAATGTAGTCTTGTGGG